GACTATGATGCGTCTAAGAATTTTTATCGAATTCTTTTTCGCCCTGGATACTCGATACAAGCCAGAGAATTAACACAGTTACAATCTGTTCTTCAGAATCAGATTGAATCTATAGGACGTAATAAATTCAAACAGGGTGATTTAGTCATCCCTGGTGAAGTTGGACTGAACAATAGATTAGACTATGTGAAACTATCATCTGTTACAGAAGTTGCTGTAACGGAAGGGGATAATATTGTATTTAAAAAGTATGATATAGCATTACTGAAAGGTCAGACTTTAAAAGGCATCACTTCTGGCGTTACAGGTTCTGTTGTTGCGACTCGTTATGCAACTACTACATCATCTGATACTGTTTATGTAAACTACACAAGCAGTGGAAATGCAAGCAATGAAGCAACTTTTAGACAAGGGGAAACTCTAGAGGTTGTAGATGGTGTTAACACACCTTTATTGGTCGTTGGAACGGACGGTAGCGTACTTCCAACTACTGTTACGTTAAAAGACCCAGATACTTCTGTAGAGACCTCCTACACAAGCGATGCAATGGGTTTTGCTTCTGCTGTACAAGTAGAAGAAGGAATTTATTTCATTAATGGACATTTTGTAAGGAATCAGTCTGAGCTTCTTATTCTAGAACCTTATATTGATATTCCATCCGCTAAAGTTGGATTTAAAATCACAGAGTCTTTAATCACTCCTGAAGAGGATTCAACACTCTATGATCAAGCAAGAGGATTTGCAAACTTCAGTGCTCCTGGTGCTCATCGTTTATCAATATCATTAGGACTAATCAAGTATGATCTAGATGCATCTACAGATAGTAATTTCATACAACTTCTTAGTGTTAAGAAGGGTGCTGTACTAAGAAAGATTGTACAGGCAGATTATAATATTATTGAAGAGACTCTAGCAAGAAGAACATATGACGAGTCTGGTGATTATGTTGTAGAAGATTTTGGTACTGATATTCGTGAATATTATCAGAGAAATGGTAATAGAGGTATTTACGCTAAGAATTCATCTACTGGATTAGTAAATGATTTAACAGAAGTAGAAGCATCAAAGAAACTTATTGCTACTATTGGTGCTGGTAAAGCATATGTCAAGGGATTTGAGATTGTTAATAAAGAGAGTAGTTATGTTCCTATTAACAAGTCTAGAGATACTCTTGTAAGAGATAACATTACTCTAAAGCATTCTGGATTAAGTAGTTTCTACTTGACCAATACCTATAATACTATTCCCTTAAATGCATTTGGTGCTGATTTATCTTCATACCCAACACTATATTTGAATGCTGTATTTGGTGATGGATCATTAGGTCAAAATAATACAGAGCCTGCTACTGATGGTCTAGGAGCAAATGGTGAAGTAGATTCACATAAGCAAACACGTTCTAGAAGAACAGAAGTATTCACTTCAGACCAAGCAATTAAAACATTAATTGTTAATTGTGTTGAAGCAGATCCAAATGGTTGGGCTAGTGTTGTTAATTCTGACTGGGAGACTAAGTATGGTACTCTTGCTGTTAGAACTTCATCGTCAGGTGGTAATGATGCAGAGGAATTAACTGTACTATCATACTCTAAGTTTGATGGATCTTCTGCTAACTTCCCAACTTCTTACCTAGGAACACCAAAATATCTTGAGATAACTGTTCTTGGTAGAAGAGATGTTGTTGATTCATTAAAAGAATATGATGATAATGATGGTATTGGTGTATCAGGAGTAAAGAAATCTACTAGATTGTTTAGGGCAACTGCAGGTAAGAGTGCTAAGACAAATGCAGAGAATGCAATAGCAGCAAACCCTGAAGGATTATGGTCAACTGTGGTTTCTTATACTGAAACTATTGTTCCTACAGTCGGTCTTCTTAAACCAAAGAACTTCTCTTTACAAGAGAGAGGAATTGGTTTTAATGAAGATGCGGATAGAATTATTTCAAAAGGTAGAATTGGATCTACTTCTGCATACAATACGACCTTTAAGATGTCGTATTTCAATCCAACATTCTTAACAAAGATTCAACTTGATACTGATATTCCAGATGGTTCGTTTGAATCTGGTAAGTATATTACTGGTGCTACAAGTAAAGCATATGCAGTAATCGAAGGATCTGCTGCTGGAAAACTTTCTAGTGGTAATAGACTTTATGTTAAGGTTCTTTCTGGAACATTCCAAGAAGGTGAGACTATCTTTGATGAAGCTGGTAAAGCTCTAAGAATTGCTAGAGAGAATACTATATCACACTTTGTTGTTTCAAACAGAGGTGCTGCTTATGGTGGAATAACTACAGTTCAGGTTGGTGGTGTGATATATGATCCTTCTGTAATTACACCTGCTTTACAAGATCAGGGAATTTATAAAATTACAATTGAGGATAGAAATTTAGTATCTGGTACATATTCACAACCACCAGCAGTTGTAATTACATCAACTGGTACTCCAACTACAGTTGCACAAGCACGTGCAGTTCTATTCAAAAATGTTATTCAGACATTTACACCACAAAATGTTAAGTCTATGTGGGGTAGATTTGGTGTAGCACCTGAAGGTGGTGTAGCACCTAATCTCTTTACTTCTGATGTAGAACTATCAAGAGAATCATATGTAACAAGTACAAATGTTACAGACTTTACATTTAGTGGTACTGTTGGTACAGACTATGTTGAATGTACTGGATTTGGTGGAGATGCATCTAAGTCTTTGGTACAAGGAGATTTAGTACAATTCTCTGATGCAAACAACTTCCTTGTTAAGGCAATTGTTCAACAGGCTACAAAACCAGAAGGTACTAAAAAATCAAGGATATACTTAGATTCTTTACTTCCTTCTACTGTAACTAGTACAACTGTACTACGAGTAAGACCAAAGATTGATAATGCTTCTAAATCTTCATTGGTATTCCCAACAGGATCAAAACAGGTTGCTTCACTTGTGAAGGGAACTGATGATACTGCTATTGTATTCAATTCCAGAAGAGACTTTATTTTAGATACTTCTACTTCAGGTGGTAAGCTTACTTTCAAAGCAAACCTAGAGTATGGTACTCAAAAGTTTGTTCCATTCACTGAAAAGAACTTTATACTTACTGTTCATGATAAGGGCAGTGGTACTCAATGTGAGACAGGTGATATTGTTTATATTCCATCTGATGTTGTTGAAGTTGTAAGTTCAGTTGATGCTTCTACTGGTTTAACTGCTGGTAGTGTTAGTATCACACTGCCTGAAAATTACTTTGGAACTGTAAGTAATGGTAACTATCCTAAACTTAAGTTGACTGCTACTCTAGAGTTAACTAAAGCAAGACCAAGATTGAAGACTATTATTAGAGATAAGAGAATAGTTATCAATCCAAATAGGGATAATATTATTCCTCTAAGAGGTCAGGATCAGCAATCATCAGAGATTAAGACAATTTCATATTCTGATGTACTAAAAGTTAATTGGATATATGAAGGATCTTCTACTGCTGCACCAACAATTGATAGTGCTGGTAATTTAATTAGTGGTACTGATGTAACTAATAGATTCACATTTGATGATGGTCAACGTGATACTTTATATGATGTATCTCGTATTGTTATTAAACCTGGTTTTGATCTACCTACTGGTCAGATTCTAGTATCATTTGATTACTTCGATCACTCACAAGGTGATTTCTGTACTGTAGATTCCTATCTACATGAAGCTGGAGTTTCTACTATGGAGATTCCATCATTCAACTCTTCTGTATATGGTGTAACACAATTAAGAGATGTAATTGATTTCCGTCCAAAAGTAGATAACAATGCTACTATCACTGGATTTGGTGATGAATCTATCTTTAAAAATTCTGCATTCAATAATTTTGATGGAGATGGTGGTGTGGTATCAAGTTGTCCAGCATCTGATACAAATTTAGGATATACAGTTTCATTCTATCAGAAACAATATCTAGATCGTATAGATGGTATATTCCTAACCAAGAAGGGTCAATTTGTAGTTAAGGAAGGTAATTCCTCATTAAACCCATCAAGACCTGAAGCAGTTGATGATGCTATTGCATTATCTTATTTGTACATCCCTGCTTATACAACAGATGCTTCTGATGTAAGAGTAATACCTGTTGATAACAAGCGTTATACAATGCGTGATATCGGCAAGTTAGAGAAGCGTGTTGAAAGATTAGAATACTATACACTTCTTAGTGTCCTTGAACAGCAAGCATTGAATATGCAGATCAAGGATGATGTTGGACTTGAAAGGTTTAAGAGTGGATTTGTTGTAGATAACTTCGAGACTCATAAGATTGGTAACCTTAAATCTATTGACTATAATTGCTCTATTGATACTAAGCAATCTGTATTGAGAGCTCAGTCAAGAGAAGATTCACTTAGGTTAGTAGAAGTTAATACAAAGGAAGATGAAAGAGTAGTTGCTGGATACCAGAAGTCTGGTGATCTAATTACTCTTCCATACACATCTTTAAACTTACTTAGCAACCCATTTGCTACTAAAACTATTAATCCAAATCCATTTGTGGTTATTCAGTATGTTGGGGATGCGTCTTTAGATGCTCCTGTTGATACTTGGTATGAAAATACAGATGCTCCTTTAGTATCTGATAACAATACTTCACTTTATACTATATTCCTTGCTAAGGATAATGTACGTGATGCATATGCTAGTTTGTATAATTCTTATACAGTTAACTGGATTGGATCTAATCAGAACTTCTTTAATATCGGACCTCTTTCTGATATCAACTCTGATCAAGTAGAATCTACTGTTACTATTGCTAATGTAGGAAGTTCTTCTAATATCAGTCCACAGAATAATGAAACTGGTAAAGGTATTCAAACTAAGGTTATTGGTGAGACTGCTGTTGCTACTTCATTACAGCAATTTGCTAAGTCAAGAGCAGTTAAATTTACTGTTCGTAGATTAAAACCTAATACTAGAATCTATCCATTTATGGAAGGTAGAGATATTAGTAGATGGGTTAATCCTGATCTAAGATTTACAGGATCACCTTCAAACTCACTATCAACATTTGGATCCTCTATTGTTACTGATAGTAGTGGTAATGCTAGTGGTCTTATTATAATACCTAATGGTTATGCTCCAACACAAGGAAGTACTTGGAACAACTATCTCTATAACACAAGTTATGATACCAGTTCTGAACAATTACAATTCACGACAGGTGAAAAAACAATTAGATTTACTTCGAGTTCTACTGATAGTAATAAAGACAATGTAGAAACATACACTGAAGTTAAATACTACCCAACAGGTATATTACCTTCTAATCCTACTGGTATTGTTTCAACATTACCTGCATTCCTTAAGTCTAATGAAGGTAAGCAAATTGTTGATGCTGCTAATGAGAAGAGACCTAATCCTCTTGCTCAAACATTTAAGGTTGAAAATCTTGATGGTGGATGTTTCGTTACTGGATTAACTCTTTACTTTAATAAGAAAGCATCTTCTATACCAGTTAGAACATACCTAACCAATACTGTAAGTGGTAAGCCAGGTAAGTATATTGTTCCTGGTACAGAGAAGACTATCTCACCAGAAACATTCCTTAAGATATATGTGTCTCAAGAGACTACTATTGAGATTGGAGAAATAGCATCTGGTGTTCAGTCTGGTGCATCTGGTCCTGTTTATAAAGTATTTGATAAGACTGGTATTGAAGTTTTACCTGGAAATGCTGATAGGATACCTGTTGCTCCTGATCAGGTTTATACTCTTGTACTTTCCAACAATAATGGAACTTCATTCAGTCCAGCAGAGACTATAACTCTTCCTTCAGTAACTCTTGCTAACAATACCAACAATACTAACATCACTGTTACTATTGCTAAAGATTCAGGTAGAGTAATTGATTTGAAAGTTATTGATGCTGGTGTTGGATATGATACAGCAACGATGACTATAGAGAGTCCTCAGTTACCTGGTGGTACTACTGCAACAGGTTCATTAGGATTATCTGATGGTAAACTATTCAGTTCTGAAGTTTCTATATCTGGTGCTGGATATACAAGTCCTCCTTCAATTGTTATTGCTGGTACAGGTACGAGTAATTCTGGTGGATCAGTACAAGCAATAATATCAAACGATACACCAGGCGTTAGAATGGGTGTAGCAACCAACTTAACAACTGATGTTGCTGGTAGTGTTGGTACTTATTTCGAGTTTAATCATCCTGTATACTTACAGAATGATACTGAATATGCTTTTGTTGTTGAAACAGATTCTGTTGATTATGAGATATGGGGTTCTGAAATAGGTGCTGCTGCAGGATCTGGTACTGTAACATCTCAACCAGGATTGGGTTCTGTATACAGATCTCAAAACGTAGATAGTTGGAATGAAGATCTCAGAGAAGATATTAAGTTTGAGCTTCATAGAGCAGAGTTTAATACATCTAGATCAGGTAGTTTACTATTAACAAATGAAAATCTTGGTTATGAATCAATGTATCCTGGATCAGTTCGTACAAGTGCTGAGTCTGGTAGTAGTGCTACATTGAAGAAATTCAGAGGTAATAATAACTATGTTGAAGTAACTCATAGAGATCATGGATTTGAAGATGGTGGTAACTCCTACGTCTTCTTTAAAGGATTGGAATCAACTGGTGGTATAAGTGCTGCTAACTTAAATACAAACTTATATAAAGTCGTTAACAGTGGTGTAGACACTTTCAATATTGTCTCTCCAACACAAGCAAGTTCTAATATCATTGCTGGTGGATCTACTGGAATGATTTCAGTTAACAAGAAGTATGAAAAACTATATGCTGATATAGGTTATCTTTCATTCCCAGAAACAAAGATTGACTCTACTGTTAAAACAACCAATATTATCCCAGTAGATAATGGTCCTGTTAATTACAACTCATATTCTCAATCTGATTATGAGAAAACATTTATAGGTCAAGAACATTACTTTATCAATCAGAAAGTCGTAGCTTCTAGAATTAATGAGTTGAAGAACTCTCTTTCTCAATCATTGGTTTATAAGTTAGATCTATCATCTACTGTGTCTCATTTGAGTCCAGTAGTAGATTTAAGAACTAGCACTGTTAAGACTATATCTAATAGAATTGAGAATCCTAATGGAACTGAGTCTAGGTATGGTAGACAAAATCAGATCTTAGAACTTTATAAGGTTTATACTTTAACCATTGCAGGTAATGTTGATGGATCTGATAATAGAATAGAGATTACAACTGGTCAGAATATTGATTCTACAACAGTAGCAGCAACATCTGAGGTTGTCGGATTACAAGGTGGTAGTGGAGTAGTTCTTTCATGTGCATCAGATTTCACATCTATTGTTGTTAAACTCAAGAACACTGGACAGTTTAAAGCTGGTGAAACATTAACATTCCAAACACAATCTGCAGCTGGTGGTAATCTAGTAGGTAAAACAGTTACGATCAGTGATTCTGGTCCTACTGAAGAGGTTCCTTCATTCTCACTTAATACTGTAGTTAATGGTTATAATATTAACGAAGATGCAAATGTTGATAATGATGAATTGTATGCAGAGAAGATTGGTGGAACTATTATAGATTGGGATGTTAATAGTAGACAGTTGGTTGTATTTAATAACAAACAACCTATCAATGATGACTTTACTTCAAAAGTAACTGGTGGAAGTGCTTTCAATAGAAGTGCAGATATTGCTACTCAAACAGCAGATATCTTTAGATCTGGAGATTACTTACAATACGTAGGTCAACCAGCAAATACTAAGGACTGGTGGGAAGTTAATAAGATGTCTTATCAGACAGGTATAGGATATGTAACAGAAGATTCATCTAAGAATACCTCTGGTATTGCTAAGTATGTTACTAAGGAAATCTCTTTAGATAATCCAGGTACATCTATTGATGTTAAACTTACTGCTAACATAAGAAATACATCTGATGTTAAGGTTCTTTATAAGTTTAAAGAAGAGTCTAGTGAGACTAATTTTGATGATATCGAATGGACATTCTTTAACACAGATGGTAAGTCTGATATAGACTTAACTGCTTCAGCAGAGAATGAAATATCTGGTCTCTTTGAGAAGCAAGGTTCATATCAGGAAATACCATTTAGTGTTACTAACTTACCTGAGTTTACCTCATTCGCAGTTAAGGTTGTTATGAATTCGGATAACCCATCATACGTACCTAAGTTACAAGACCTAAGAGCAGTAGCATCCTTCTAATGAATATACAGGTAGAAGGTGAGGATAGTCTTTATAGAGACTCCAACACAGGTGCTATAATTAATAGTGATACCAAGGCATTTGAAGCAGTAAGAGCAGCACGTGTTAAGTCTGGTAGGACTGATAGAGAGATAGATGAACTTAAAGCAGAGATAGAAGTTTTGAAATCCATGATACGTGGTATGCAAAGATAGGTTTCTGTGCTATAATAAATATGTAAGATCGATCATTACACACACATGACAATGGAAGCTGCGAATCTCAGGGAAGAGTTCACAAAGCAATTAGCAGATGCTAATGCTAAAATTTCAAAAGCAGAAGCAGAACTTATCCGCTTAAGAGAGTACCGTACAAAACTAGAGGGCGGTTTAGAAACAATTGGTATATTAACAGGAGAAACACCTGTTCCAGAAGGTGAACCACCAGCAACAGAAGGTGAAGAAGCACCGCCTGTAGCACCTCCAGTTGTAGAAGGTTAGAATAACAAAGTAACCCCTTGCTAAATAGTGAGGGGTTCTTTATTTGTCAGATGGCTGCTATACCGATAAATCTAATATGTGAGAAAGGAACTGACTTTGCAGCAACCTTCAATATTCAGAATGAAGCAAACACCACCCCATTAAATTTAACTGGTTACACTGCTGTGGCCAAGATTAAGAAGAGTTATACTTCTAGTACATCTAGTGACTTTGTGGTTGACTTTCCAGATAGATATAATGGACAGTTAAAAATTAGTTTAGACAACGCTGCAACAGCAAGTCTAACTGCTAGAAGATATGTTTATGATATTCTCCTGACCGCACCTTCGGGTACTAAGTCAAGAGTTATTGAAGGAATACTTGAAGTAACACCTGGAGTTTCCTGATGCCTACCTATAATGTATCAGTACAAAACCAGAACTATAGCGTAGTTTCTGAAGCTCAGAAAAAATATGCTGTAGGGGTTACTTATGATATTCCAGCGAAGTATCTACAGAACAATAATGTTGTTCTAGATTCTATCAACACTGGGTTTAATGGAGTAACAACTACATTCGATTTAACTGAGAATGGTGATCCATATACTCCTACGAATGATGCACAATTAATTGTATCAATCAATGGTCAGATACAACATCCAGGAATAGATTTTTCTGTTACTGGTAGTCAAATTACATTTGCTACTGCACCTGACCTTGGTGATCCTGCATTTGTTATTGCTACATCTACAACTGCAGATCTTACTAGAACTGTTAATATGGTTTATAGTAGTGGTTCTGTTGATATGAACAACGGACCTAAAGGTGAATTGGGTATTGATGTTACTGGAAAAATACAGTCTTGGACATTAACTGCTGATGCAGTGGGTATTCTAATATTAGATGTACAGAAATGTACGTTTAATGATTATCCCAACTTCCAAACTATATGTGGAAGTGCGAAACCACAGATCAGTGGTAACCTGAAAGCTTTCAGTGATAACCTCTCTGCATGGGACATTGATCTCATCGCTGGAGATATGCTCAGATTCAGGGTTGACCAAGTAAATAACATCCGTAGATTCACGTTATCACTGAAAGTTTTCCTTTGATAAATATCAGAGGGAGATTTATTTTATAAATAAACTTAAGCAAGCAACACACAACGATTTTTGGAGACAAATTAAATGGCACTGTTAGTACCTAATATTGGTGAATTGGAGTCACTACGTTATCTTGTTAACCAGAACAACTTTGTTTTGGATAGAGAGGATAATGCACCAAGGGATTTAGTCCTTAAACTTTACACTAGTGACACGACACCTGCAGAAGCAGACGTACCTAGTGCGACAGCGTACTACGAACCATACCAGAATGGTAACACTAACCAGTATGGTCAGACTGTAAACACAGGCTATCCTACATGTATCAATAATCGTACAGAAGCAAGATACGATTATACTGGACAGTATGGTATTCTCCTAAATGGTGGTCAGTGGAAAATCAACCAAGACTCTACTGCCAACGTTGTAACAACTGCTACTTACCCTGAACAGACATTTACCTTCTCTGGTGCTGCTGGTAATGTTTATGGTTACTACATCGTAAGAGCAAATAACATGCCTCTTGCTGTTCAAGGTGTTGCTGATGCTGCTTCAGGTGCTGCTGCTACTACTCTAACAAAGGGTGATGCTTCAAACGTGTGTATTGGAGTTATCGGTAACGACTATATCACTCTTCCTAATGTTGCCTCCATCATGGACAACATCACTATCGGAATGACTGTAGGTGGTAACACTGCTGTTCCAGGATCTACAGTTGTTGGTGGTATTGATCGTGCTCAAAGACGCATCTATCTTGTTGATAGTGCAAACGCTGCTGTTGCTCTAACTGATAACATTCAGGGTGCTACTGACCCAAGTATCACACTTGACTATACATTAGCAACTGCTGGTTCTGCTCACCAGTTACAACCAGGCGATGTTATTTACATTGCACGTGGTACTTCAAACACAACTACTACTGAGCAAACATATACTGTATTCAGTACACCTTCAACAACTACATTCACCACAACTCCTGCATTGGATGGAACTGGTAACCTAACTCTTTACAGCAGCATAATGTTCGCTGAAAGATTTACAAATGGTCCATACCCAATTCAGAACAACGGTGACCAAATTAAG